AATTGGTACACAACAACTAGTTTAGATAGTACTTCAAGTAATTGGGTCCAAACATGTAGTTACGATTGTCCGAATATGTCTGATACCCAAGATATAGAAGAATTCGAACAATATTGTTTTTGTTGTGATCATATTATATTTGGTTGTACTAATAATATTATGTCTAATTATAATCCAGAAGCAAATGTTGATGATGGATCTTGTGATTATGGTTGGAGTTGTGCTAACTTTAATGAAGTACAAGCACAGGATACAGAGTTTGCCGCTCTTGCTTTTAATTATCAAGCATGTCAATATTGGGACATGATTGATAACGCTGGTATGGAAATGATAGATAATTTAGTATTATATCCCTATACTTTTGACACAGACATGAGTGGATATGGGGATGATGGATATGCTGCTAATAATGGATTTTCTGTACCTGCATATACTAATGAAGGTGAATGTTGTACAAATTTACCAGATCTTCCAACAATAGGATGTACTGATCCCATAGCACTAAACTATGGAGATTATGATATGGCTTGTTATAGTTTAGGAGATGTTGATGATAATATCGGAAGTTTAATTGATAATTATCAAGCTTGTTCGGGAGTTCCTGAAGGAACAGAAAATTGTTGTTGTTTTTACCAGCCGGGCTGTATGGATCCAGAAGCTTCAAATTATAACCCTGATGCATTAGTTGATGGTGGAAATTGTGAATATGTAGAAGGATGTACCGATCCAGAAGCTTTAAATTATAGTCCAGATGCTGTTATTGATAATGGTCTTTGTATGTTTTGGGAAGATATATGTACAAATCCCTCATCTACTTGGGGAACGATAGATCCAAGTGGGCAACAGTATATGTGTAATGCTTTCTTCATGTACGAAGAAGATCCAGTTCAATTTCCTAATTTCTCATACATAGAAAATACAATTGTAATGGGTCCAAACCAAGAATGTTGTGATTTCGTAAATGTAGATGAATTAACTACTATTGATGGTTGTACAGATCCTGCAGCTATAAATTATGGAGAAGCTTATATGAATGTTTGGGGCCCTTATAATTTAGCAGCTAATAATGAAATGAACTGGATGTGTGAATATCCTGATTGTAGTAAAGTTTACAATATGTCAGAAGCTCAACAGTGGAAGTTCTGTAATAAATGTGAACAAGACATAGGTGTAGGTCCAATAATGGGTCCTTATGGTTCAATTTCTTCAGCATATTGTGATTGTTGTGGTCAAATAAATATAAATCCTGAAGAAGAAGATGATAAAGATAAAGGAGCATTAGTAGGTTGGGGATGTCTTGAACAATCACCATTAGTACAGATGACAGGAAAATTTTGTTTACCTTTTACTCCTGATATAGTAATACCACCACAATTTGAAATTAATTTAGAAGATATAGAACTTTATCCTTCTAAAGAAGAGTGTGCATCTTCTACTTCTTGTTATTCTGGTACTTATGCAGGATCTAATCCGTTTTTATTAAGTCTTCCTTGGCCTGAGGTAAGTGAAGGCATTAAAAATCTACAAATAAGAGCAGGAATCAAAAAATAATCAATAAAAAACTTGGTTTATCAAAAAATACTTTATACAATCGTGTAAAGTACAAATTAATATATAATATTTAAATGAAATCAATATGGATTTAAGTAAAATTAAAAGTCGTTTAGACAGACTAAACAACCCAGGCAAGGGCAAAAGTAGCGATTTTAAAGCTAACTTTTGGAGAGCACCAGTAGGGGAAAAATCACAAATAAGATTAGTACCTTACAAACACAATAAGGATTTTCCTTTTAGTGAGTTATATTTCTATTTTGGCATTGGAAAGCCTCGTATGATTGCATTAACAAATTTCGAAGAATCAGACCCGATTATGGAATTTGCTACTCAATTAAGAAAAACAGGTGAAAAAGAAAATGTTGATTTAGCTAAAAAATTATTCCCTAAACTTAGAATTTTTGCTCCTGTAGTAGTACGTGGAGAAGAAGATAAAGGAGTTAGATTTTGGGAATTTGGTAAAATGGTTTATCAAGAATTACTAGGCGTTATGTCGGATGAAGATTACGGTGATATTACGGATATTACAAAAGGTCGTGATATTAATGTAGAAGTAATCCCCGCTAAAGAAACAGGTAAAATGTTTAACACTACAACTGTAAGAGTTAAACCAAACCAAACAGTTTTAGTTAATGACCGTAAAATGGCCGAATCTCTTTTAGAAAATCAAAAAGAATTAATTTCTTTATTCAAGAAATATTCATTTGATGAAATGAAAGATGAATTACAAGGATGGTTAAAACCATCTGAAAGTGATGGAGGTAAAGAAACTGAAAAAATAGAAGCACCTTCTAAGACTAAAAAAACCATAGATAATAAACTTGATGAATTATTTGATTAATGGCAAAGAAAAAAGAAGACACAAATAGAGATGAATTAACAGGGATACTTGCTGCCTCTTTGAATAAAAAGTTTAGCAAGACCCATCACCGAGTAGCTTATTTCTTAGACGGTAGTGAAGATTCCCCAACAGATGTCCCTGATTGGGTTTCTACAGGTTCTACAGTTTTAGATCTTGCCATCTCAAATCGTCCTAACGGAGGATTCCCCGTATCTAAAATAGTAGAAATTACTGGTCTAGAGCAAAGTGGAAAATCCCTGTTAGCATCTCATATCATAGCAAATACCCAGAAAAAAGACGGGATTGCTGTTTATATTGATACAGAATCATCTTTAAACGCACAGTTTTTAGAAGCAATAGGAGTTGATTTAGAAAAAATGGTTTATTTACCTCTCGAAACAGTAGAAGATATATTCGACGCCATCGAGGATGTTATTTTAAAAGTTAGAGAAAAAAACCAAGACAAATTAATTACTATTGTAGTTGATTCTGTAGCAGCGGCTACTACTAAAATTGAATCAGCAGCTGATTTTGAAAAAGACGGTTATGCAACACAAAAAGCAATTATCTTATCTAAGGCAATGCGTAAGATTACCAATTTAATAGGTAAAGAAAAAATACTTTTAGTGTTTACTAATCAACTTAGACAAAAAATGGGCGCAATGCCTTTTGCTGATCAATATACTACTTCAGGGGGTAAAGCATTACAATTTCATGCTTCCGTTAGGTTACGTTTGAAACAAGTTGGAAAACTTAAAGAAAAAATAAACGGAGTTGAGGAAATTGTAGGGTCTGAAGTAGAAGTAGCTGTAGTTAAAAACAGAATGGGCCCACCTAATAGAAAAATTCGATACAATGTTTTTTATAGACAAGGTATAGATAATTATGGTGGTTGGTTAAAATTAATGAAAAATTATAAAGTAGTTAAACAATCAGGCCCAGTTTGTAAATATGTTGATAAAATAACAGGAGAAGAAATCACATTTTCAGGTAAAGATTTACAAACATTATGTGAAACAAATCCAAACATTAAAGAAGCTATGTATAGAGATACTTGTGAAAAATATGTTATGAAATATCAACACGAAGATGCTAAAGAAATGGATCCTGATATTGAAATTGATGAAAGTGGTTTATAATGGGAGAAACAATATTAGATCTATTAAACAACGTTCAGAAAGATGATACGTCAAATCCTAATTCTAGGGTATTAATAATTGATGGTTTAAATCTTTATTTAAGAACATTTGCAGTAAATGGCATGCTTAATGATAGGGGTGTACCAATAGGAGGAATGATGGGTTTTCTAAAATCTGTAGCTTATGCTATAAGAGAAACTAATCCTACCAGATTAATGGTAATTTATGATGGAGCAGGAGGTTCTCAAAGACGTAGAAAACTTCATCCTAACTATAAAGGCAATAGAAAACCAGGTAAAAGAATAACTCGTTGGGATGCTTTTAAAAATGTAGAAGAAGAAAAACAAGCGATGAAAATACAATTTTCTCGTTTATTAGAATATTTAGATACATTACCTATAAATGTAATTTCAATAGACAGAATAGAAGCAGACGATACTATAGCTTATGTCACTAACAATTTATTAGAAGATGAAGTAATAATAATGTCCGCAGATCAAGATTTTTTACAATTAGTCAATGAAAGAATAACTGTATGGAGTCCTATTAAAAAAATATTTTACACACCTGAAAAGGTTTTAGAAGATTATGGTGTACCGGCTCACAATTTTTTAATGTATAAGATCCTTATGGGAGATAAATCTGATAACCTTGAAGGAGTAAAAGGATTAGGTCCTAAAAAGTTACCTAAAATTTTACCTGATATTTCTTCAAATCCTCTCGATCTTGATTTCATTTTAGATTATGCTTCAAAAGGAACAGAACCTATGCATAAAAGAATTGTTGAGTCGATAGACCAATTAACATTAAATGAAAAGTTAATGGATTTAAAAAATCCTCCTATATCGGGAGAATTAAAATCATTAATAAGAAAATTAATATCTCAACCAATAAATTTGCTTTCCTCAAATGACTTTAATACAATGTATATAGAAGATCAAATGGGTAATGCTATTGACATTCCTGATATTTGGTTAAAACAACATTTTACAAGATTAAATAGTTACGCAAAAGCAACTCATGAGTAAATTAACCCAATTTGGACATTCATTTCAAGTAAAAGTAATATCTGTTTTAATAACTAATAGAGATTTCTTACAACAATCAGCAGATATAGTTTCTCCTGATTATTTTGATAATGATGCCGGTAAATGGGTTATTAGAAAAACTTTAGGATATTTTAATAAGTATAAAACCGTTCCTACAATGGAAGTTTTTAAGGTTGAAGTAGATAAAGTAATAAATGAAGTTCAACAAGTAGCTATTAAAGATCTACTTAAACAAGCTTATAAATCATCCAATTCAGAAGATTTAAATTTTGTAAAAAATACCTTTTTAGATTTTTGTAAAAACCAAACATTAAAAAATGCTTTAATGAAGTCAGTTGATCTTTTAGAATTAGGAGATTATGATGATATCAGAAATTTAATAGACAAAGCACTAAAAGCAGGAGTAGAAAGAGATGTTGGTCATGAATATATAACAGAAATAGAAGATCGATTTAGAGAAGAGGCTAGAAGTACAATAGAAACACCTTGGCCATTAATTAATAAATTATTATCAGGAGGATTAGGACAAGGAGATTTAGGAATGATAGCGGGGGGTCCTGGTGGAGGTAAATCTTGGGCTTTAGTAGCTTTAGGAGCCCAAGCAGTTAAATTAGGATATAATGTTATACATTATACTTTAGAATTAAGTGAAAAATATGTTGGTAGGAGATATGATGCTTGTTTTACAGAAATCCCTGTAAGTGATGTTACGGATAATAAAGATATTGTAAAAGAAAAACTAAACTTATTAAGAGGAGGATTATATATAAGAGAATACCCTGCAGGACAAGCAACAGTAAATACTATACATGCACATTTAGAGAAATGTATACAACAAAATATTGAACCTGATTTAATAATTATTGATTATGCTGATTTATTAACTTCAAAATCTAGTAAAGAAAAAAGAGATAAACTAGATGATATATATACTGGTTTAAGAGGTTTGGCTACTGAAATGAAAATACCTATATGGACAGCATCTCAGGTTAACAGATCAGGAGCAAGAGAAGAAATAATTCAAGGAGATAGAATGGCTGAAAGTTATAGTAAAATGATGATTACTGATTTTGCAATGTCTTTATCAAGAAACCATGAAGATAAAGAAAACGGAACAGGAAGATGGCACATAATGAAAAATAGATATGGAGCAGATGGTATGACTTTTAATTCTACCATTGATACTTCAATAGGAAAAATAGAGATTAATGAAAGAAATACACAAAGAAACACACCTACCCCGCAGGGAGAACTTTCGCCTGCTGAGCGAAGAAGACTTCGAAATTCTTCTGAAAGCTTTTTCAATCTTTAGTGGTTTTTTATTGTATATATTGTATTTATCCCCACATAGGGTTTCTACCCTTTTTTTAATCTCATAAAACACTAAAAAAATAATGAATATATCACAGGAAATTTTATCAGATATTGTTGTTTATAACAAGTATGCAAAATATTTATCTAGTAAACAGCGAAGAGAAACATGGAAAGAATTAGTTACTAGGAATAAAAAAATGCATTTAGCAAAATTTCCTAATTTAAAAGAAGAAATTGAAGAAGTATACAAATTAGTATATGACAAAAAAGTATTACCTTCAATGCGTAGTTTACAATTTGCAGGTAAACCTATACAAATAAATAATTCAAGAATATTCAATTGTTCTTATTTACCTATCGATGACTGGAGGTCTTTTAGTGAAATTATGTTTTTATTATTATCAGGTTGTGGGGTAGGCTATTCTGTTCAAAACCATCATATAGAAAAACTACCTGAAGTTAGAATCCCTAAAAAAACTAGAAGATTTTTAGTAGGAGATTCAATAGAAGGATGGGCAGACGCTGTTAAAGTTTTAATGAAAGCTTATTTTGGAATGTCTACTACAAAGCCTCTTTTTGATTTTAGAGATATTAGACCTAAAGGAGCAGAATTAATTACTGTAGGGGGAAAAGCACCAGGACCTGAACCCTTAAAAGAATGTTTATTTCAAATCCAAAAAGTACTTGATAGAAAAGAAGATGGTACTCCATTAAAACCTATAGAAGCACATGATATTATATGTCATATTGCGGACGCCGTTTTATCTGGTGGTATTCGTCGAGCAGCATTAATATCTTTATTTGACTTACACGATAATGAAATGTTAACTTGTAAACATGGTTCTTGGTGGGAAATGAATCCACAAAGAGGAAGAGCTAATAATAGTGCTGTAGTTATTCGTTCAAAAGTTACAAAAGAAGACTTTAATGATTTATGGGGTAAAATAGTAGCAAGTAATTCTGGTGAACCAGGAGTGTATTTTTCAAATGATAAAGATTGGGGAACTAACCCATGTTGTGAAATTGCTTTACGTCCTTTTCAATTCTGTAATCTAACAGAAATTAATGTTTCAAATATAGAATCACAAGAAGATTTAAATAAGAGAGTAAAAGCTGGTGCTTTTTTAGGTACTTTACAAGCAAGTTACACAGATTTTCATTACCTTCGTAGTATTTGGAATAAAACAACAGAAAAAGATGCATTAGTAGGAGTAGGAATGACAGGAATTGGTAGTGGAGAAATTTTAAAATATAATTTAGAAGAAGCTGCTAAAGAAGCTAAAAAAACTAATGCAGAAATAGCAAAAATAATAGGAGTTAATAAAGCAGCTAGAGTAACTACAGTAAAACCGTCAGGGACTAGTTCATTAGTATTAGGAACATCATCAGGTATTCATGCTTGGCATAATGATTTTTATATCAGACGGATGAGATTAGGTAAAAATGAAGCTTTATATCAATAT